TCTGGAGTACGACTTGCGAGTTTCTTAGTTCTTTCTCGCAGTTCTTCGTTCTCACGTTGTAATTCTGCACAAGCGAACTCTAAGTCCTTTATGCGACCCTTTGCGTTTTGAAACTTATGTTCAAAAAAGTTTTCTGAACGAATTTTCTGAGGCACTTTACTGCTCCTTCTCTATCAAATTTATTAAGACTATCTTACACCTTTCTTTGGGCATTGTCAAGAACTTTTTGTAGTCATTCATCAATTTTTTGATGTCTGGCCAAAAAAGATCTTCACTCATTTTTTTATCCCAATTCTTTTGATACTGCACTAACTCGTCCAGTATAATAAGTGTTTCTAATGATACACGTTTACCAAAGTATTCTTTTAGTAGTAATGGGTGAGAACCCTCTGGCACTTCAAACAATTTTTCAAAGTCGCCAACGTGCGGTGACAACTCTTGTTCAAAATTATAACTTAAACTCTGCGTATGTTTTTTCCAATTCTCATAGACAACATCACTAAACTCACCTATCCAACCCTTCTTACTTGCCCAAACAAAATTTGCAACAAGATAATCTTTGATATCATCATACTCTTTTAATCGGTTGGCTAACTTTACAAAAAACAAACGGTCTTTTCTTTTGTAAAAGGATTTTCTGGAAACTTTGGATTTTCCACCAAACTTATGAAAGTTATAATCACCTTCACCAAAATGTGCTTTGATTGCACAGTATAACAAGTAAACATCAACAGATTCCATTATATCGGTAGTTTGGCCTTCTTAGGTAGGAAGTTTAGGTCAGCTGCATTGACTTCTATCTTTTCTTTGAGTGCTTTACTGATTAGTCTTGCGACTGTAGATGGGTCTATTTCATTCTTAGAACAATACCATAACACCGCATCCATGTGAGTGATATTTTTCTCCAGTGCTATTTGTTCTATCTTGAGTGAAAATGTTTTAGTGGTTTGCATACAAACTCCATAATAAAAAGGTGGCCCGTTGGATAACAAGGTGGGCCAAACCCCGATGAGGTTCTACGCAGCTAAGCGATATTCCTCATAGTACCAATTATCGTTGGCAGTTATATTAACCGTTAAGGTGGTTAGCCTCGTACTCTCCGCTTGTCTACTAGTTGCCCAGTCGAATCTAGTTCACCCCCCTCAAAAAAAGACTAGATAAATGATTCCAGAAATTAGAGCGATGTCTGCACATATACTCCATGCAATATAAACTCGAAATCCCCATTTCGAGACATCTTTTATTAAACGATTCTTCATCGTCATCACCCATATTTTTCTGTATCATACTAATCCCCTTTTGGTGGAGGTGGGCGGAATTGCACCGCCGTCCTAAACAATTTCCAACTCGCATCATTGAATACGTTCTATATATACTATCAAAGTTCTCTAGGTAATGTCAATACCTAAACTGCAAAAGAGCTACCGCAACCACAAGTCGTTTGCACGTTTGGATTGCGAATAACAAACTGTGACGAAAAGTGGTCTGATGAATAATCAATCTCTGCACCACTCAAGTATTGCAAACTCAGTGGGTCAACCACAAGTGTTACACCATCTGTAATTACTACTTCATCGTCCTCTTTCTTTTCATCAAAAGTAAAACCGTACTGAAAACCAGAACAACCGCCACCCTCTATGAACACACGCAAACTGGTGTCTTCAGTGACATCTGGATCTTCACCCATAATTTCTTTTACCTTCTTGGCAGCTGCACTATGAAATACTAAACTCATTGATTGCTTCCTCTAATAGTGGCAAGTACTCTTGTTTACTTTTTACAAACTCTTGTACTACACCGTCCTCAGTCACCACTAGAATAACAATTTGGTCTGTAGGTATACCAGTTCTTTCCTCATACATCTCTGCATACGCAGCAGTCTGTATGTAGTAGTTTTCATTGTACTCGTCATTACGTTCAGAGGTGGATGTCTTGAAGTCTATAATAGACAACACATCGTTATACTCTGCAATACAATCAACCCTACCAGCTACCTTATATTTATCAGAATACAAACCACATTCTTGTGCATGGATATTATTTATCCGTTGCAATGGACGATTTCTTAATTGATTAAACAAACAAAATGGAAGAAAGTTTTTTTCTGCTTCTTCCCACCAATGGGGTTGATCAAACCCAACATTATTCAAATAGTCCTCACACATCTGGTGAACCAGAGTTCCACGTTTTGCAGCCTTGCGTGAGATATAGTTTGCAACATCATTACCGACACGTTTACGCCACTCGAATAATCCTTGTTTACCCCTGTTAGATAATACAGTGGTGATAGATGGATACTCTTCCCCTTCTGGTGTAACGTAGTATCTTTTTCTGTCGATTGTTTTTGTTGATAGTTCTGGTAAATTTGTTCCAATATGTTTAAAGCGAAATGTGCTCATTATATATCCTTACATTAATTCAAAGTGTGGTGCATCGATAAACGGTCTGCGTCCCTGACTCCTTCTGGTATCAATGTAAGAGTTCATTGCATCTTCCATTGTTCCTTCCCATTCACGAATATCGGTGACAGTCCAAGCTGCACCCCAACGAACTGCAACGTCCACTTTGGTAGCGGCTTCTTTCATTGCATCTGCGATTTCATCATAGACATTCAGTTCCCATGAACCTCGTCCACCGATGTACGCCATCAGATCAACTGCACGACCCTCTAGGTGTTTTGATTTCATTGTTTGAGATGCACCAGACTCCACCAGTTGTTTTTGTTTTTCCTCAGTGCGTAGTCCCTCTATAACACCAAAGTCTATCTTTGTGACTTTGATTGCTTCATAGACAACTTCTTTTAGTTCGGGTTCTATACCCATAAGTCTCTCTTGAGATCTTGTTGAAAGTTTATAAGCCATTATTCAAATCCTAATCCTAGTTTTGTTTTTTGAATGAGATAACTCCTTACAAATCCAGATCGAACAATATCACCAATCGTAAATTCGGTGAGATTGAACTCGTCCATTTCTTCTAGGATTCTAGTGAAGTCGTGTAGTCCGTTCTTCTCATTCTGTTTAGTTAAATCTGTTTGCATAAAATCACCACAGAAAAGTATCTTGGAGTCTTGTCCGATTCTTGTGATGATAGTATCCAATTCGTGAAAGTTTAGATTCTGACATTCATCTACAATGATGATTGCATTGTCAAAAGTTAATCCACGCAAGAACGATGTCGATAGAAAATAGAAACTTCCTTGAGCCTTCAACCTTTCGTACAACGCACTAAATGCTTGTTCGTTAGGTTGCTCAAACATAAACTGTACCATGTTCGCATAGGGAACTTGATAGAGTGCAGCCTTATCTTCCTCATCGCCTGGCAAGAATCCAATCTCTCTTGTCGGTATAAGGGAACGCACCACAATCACTTTGTCGTATGGTGTTTCGTTTTTTAACACTTCACTCAGTGCAAGGTATAACGAAATAAATGTTTTACCTGTACCAGCACAACCAAAAAGAAACTGGTTTCTACCATCTTTCCAACTTTTGAATACTTCTTTCTGATTGTCTGTGATTGGCTTTACTTGAACTAAATGAGAGTGGTTGATTTCTTTTTTCTTAGACATTTCCATCCTTTACGTTGTCTTGTATGTGTTACTAAGTTTCGGTACAACTTGGCCACCATCTTTAACGAGTCCATGTTTTCTACCCACACCTTCAACTTTTTTCTTCGCATTGGTTCGGTTATCACCAAACCGATCTGCAAGTGGACTGTTAGGGTGAGCTTCTGCAACTCGACTGAACACCTCTGTCATACCACCGTCCATGCGTTTGACAACATGATCGCCTACAATAGCTGGTGCAGAGATTAACTTTCTGCACGTTGGATTATCAATCAAGTATTGTTGTAACTCTGAATACTTACAAAAGATTGTATAGTATTCATTTGTTTCATCATCCATAATTTCATACGTTGGCATTTAACATCCCTCACTCCAGACAGTATCTTCTTTGATTCGGTAATCAGATGTACTCAATGAGTGCTTCTCTGGATAACCTTCCAATTTTCTATTCGCTGATTTAAGTCTATCATTCTCTTCGATTAACTCTTTAATTCGTATCATAGACTGATAGTTTTGCTTAGTCAACTCTGCGATATCCATTTTTAATATTTCAATTTCAGTAAACGGTGAACCTAAAACCATAATGGTTTCTCCCTGTTTTTCCAGTTTGCAAAATATGCCTTCTCATTTATGTAGTAATTCCTGTATCCACTAATCGGATCATTTGGAACTTTACAATAGTCTGGCATCGCTTGTGGTATCTCAGTCAATCCTACATCTGGAATGTTCTTAGGTGGTCTTTGCAGATACACCGATGGTTTAGATGAACCATGAACTTTTCCATATCTATATTTATATTCTGCGATACACGCTATATACAGTTTGAACAACATCATGTAGTTACTTAAACTTTCCCTAGCCCACACGTTAGACGGATGGTTAACATGACTTGCTTTGAACAATACGTTCTCTCTGTAGTCAGGTAACATCCATCGTTTGATGTTCCTACCGTTCTTAGTTTTTCCATGATACATTTGACCGTCAAGAATACGATGGGCTGTAGACAATAGCTGACAATACTCAGTTATCATTTTTACAATGTGTTTGTCAACGTGCCACTTTGCACACTGTATCGGGTCATCATCAAGGTAAAATATATTCATTTACTAATCTTTTTACTTTTTTTAGGTTCTTATATACTAACACATTATCGGACATACTGTCAATAGATTTCTTAAGTAATTTACCGTCAGTCCTCAAAACGTCCGTCAGAGGAAATACATCAACTGAAATTAATAATGCACAGCTCTTGTTTTTCTCCACTGGTATGGTTCTCTCATGTTCGACTCTAAACCATAAATCGTCCACTGAATCAAAGTCAGGTTTTTCGTATCGTGGATGATTACTGCGTTTTTCTAGTGGTGATACTCCCCATGTATATCGATGATAACAATTATCTCCAGTGAGCGCTCTCATGATACGGTCACTCGCACTTCGTAACTTGTCACCATCTGCAATCGGTTTGTGTAGTTCTTTGAGAGTCTTACCTTGTTTATCACCAGCAGACCAGCTACTTGCAAACGCAACAAAACTTGCTTCAAGTTTTCCTTCATGCATAATCAA